TCAATCACAATGTCTAACACTATTACTGTCAATGGCGTTGAGTACATCCGCGCTGATTCTATTCCCGCTGCAACCCCCAACGGCAATCGTGCTGTTGTGGTTGTTGATCGCGGTTGGATTTTTGCTGGTGATGTTACCCGCGAAGATGGCCGCATCAGGCTAAGCCGTGCTGTATGGGTATTTCGATGGGAGTCTTGCGGTTTTGCCAAGGTCATCGAAGATCCAAGCAACGCTGAAATCCGCCCAATGGCTGACGTTGATATTTCTGATGGCGCTGAAATCTTTTCTGTGCCAGTAAGCGAGCATTGGGGGCTGAATTGATGTTTAGGCCAATCGGCGACGGCGACGGCAACGGCTACGGCTACGGCAACGGCTACGGCGACGGCGACGGCTACGGCTACGGCAACGGCTACGGCGACGGCGACGGCTACGGCTACGGCTACGGCAACGGCAACGGCAACGGCTACGGCTACGGCTACGGCAACGGCTACGGCGACGGCTACGGCTACGGCAACGGCTACGGCTACGGCACATGCAGCCCGCATCGTGGCAGGAGGGCGCATTGAGCATGAGCACCCCAGCCCCCAGCATCCGCGAACAGATCCTGAACCACATCCACACCGTGACCCTCCCCGGCACGGTGCAGGTCGGCCAGCGGATCTACCGCAGCAGAGGCGCCGGCGATCACCGTCTCACCTGGCGAGGACAACCCGATCAACGCACCACGCACCATCGGCGCCAGCCTGGGGAAACTCGACAACGTGCTGGTGGTGCAAACCGAGACCTACGTGCGTGGTGACGTGCCCGACCAGCTGGCGGATCCGATCGTTACCGACATTCACGCCCGCATGTTGAGCGATCGCACCCTCGGCGGCCTGGCGCAAGACGTGCAGCCGGATGGCTACCTGCCAGAGATGGAAACGGCCGATGCCACCTCTGGCCGCATGACTCAGCGATTTCTGATCCGCTACCGCACCCGCGACGACGCGATCAACGCTGCTCCATAGCCTGTCGGTGTGGATCCAAACCAGGCGGATGGCCGACAACTACGAACACCACGGCGAGAGCGGGGAGTACGTGTTCCTGCCGTCTGGCGAGATGGTGCCTGCTGCTGAGGCGCCGAAGCCTGAGCCCACGGTGCCTGCTGCTGAGGCGCCGAAGCCTGAGCCCACGGTGCCTGCTGCTGAGGCGCCGAACCTGCTGCTGAGGCGCCGAAGCCTGAGCCCACGGTGCCTGCTGCTGAGGCGCCGAAGCCTGAGCCCACGAAGCCTGCCAAACCCGCACCGAAAGTCTGATGGCTCTCCTGATCCGCAATACGTTCGCGCTGGTCAAGGCCGAGACCAGATACGGAACGCTCGACACCGCAATCGCCAACACCGACGCGGTGAAGATCGTGTCCCTGGAGGTGAACCCGATCACCGGCACCCGCGTGGAGCGGAACGTGATCAAGGGGTTCCTCGGCGCTGACCGTCAGCCGCTCACCAATGAGCACGTGGCGGTGACCATCACCTTCGAGTGGGGCGGTTCTGGTGTCGCTGCCACCGCGCCACGGTTTTCGCCGCTGCTGCAGGCCGCCGGCATGAACCTGGCTGCATCGGCTGAAATCACCGGCACTGCCACCGCTGGCGGCGCCAACACGCTCACCCTGGCGGATCTGACCATCAACAACCCGGCGAGCGACGCCTACCTGTTCTTCCCGATCGAGCTGACCAGCGGCCCCAACTCTGGCGACAAGGGCGTGATCGTGGCGCACGACGGCGCCACCCGCACGGTGACCGTGATCCCATCCGGCGCATCGTTCACCGGCGGCGCTGTCGGCTACAAGATCCCCGCACTGTCCCTGCTGCAGCCGATCAGCACGTTTGGCAACGGCAGCAGCTGCACCATCGTGGCGGTGAAGGACTCCAACGTGCACCGGATCGAGGGATTCCGCGGCACCCCGGCCCTGAATGGCCCGCTGAACAGCTACGGCACGTTCACAATCACCGGCATCGGCCGCTACGTGACCCCGACCGCCAAGGCGTCGGAGGCATTCAGTTACAGCAACCAGGCCGAACCTGTTCCCATCACCCCGCGTCACACCCGTGGGCTGCGGTTCCAGGGTTTCAACCCCTGCTCTGAAGGGTTCAGCTTCGACTGGGGGCTGACCACCAGCTTCCGTTCGTTGATCGGCTGCGAGCCTCACGCCAGCATCACCGACCGTCCCAACCCAAACGGCACGATCACGATCGAGAATCCCCCTGTCGCCACGAAGAACTTCTTCACCGCTGCAGCCGACAACAGCGGCGCCAGCGATGGCCCGTTCGTTGTGCAGCAGGGCACGACGGCCACCGAAAGCTCCATCTTCGGCTGCGCCAAGGCCGCGATCAGTATCCACCATGTTCCACCTGTACCAGCCCGACCACATCGAATGGCCGGTGAGTGTTGACCTGCCCGCCAAGGGAGGCATCAAGAAGCCCTACAGGTTCACCGCGCACTTCCTGACGCTGGATGAGGAGGACGGACGAGGGCGCACTGAGCGACCCGCTGCCGTGCACGTACCAGGATCTGGCCGACCAGGTGCTGTGCGGCTGGGGTGAGGAGGTGATCGGCGAGGATGGCGAACCGATCGAGTACAGCGACGGCGCCAAGGCCAAGCTTTACCGGATCCAGGGCGCCGCTGCCGCGATCTTCAAGTCATGGCTGGAGAGCCTGGGCCAGCCGTCTGAGAAGTCGGCAGCGAAGGCTGGAGGGTTCCGCGCAAAAAACTGATCGACGCGGCGCGGTTCCTCGCTGGCGCCGCGAAGGGTGATGCTGACGACGGCAAGGACGCTGCCGATGCTGCGGCGGTGTTCGGCCTGGCGGTGCCTGATGTCGAGGCGAAGCCGGCGACGTTCGGCCTGCTGCCAGAGAACGTGGAGGCGGTGGCGTGGTTCCTGAAGATGCAGACCCAGTGGCGGGTCGGGATGAACGGTCCGACTGGGCTCGATTATGGGGTGTTCATCCAGTGCGCCAAGGACGAGGGCGTGAAACGCTCCCATCGGGTGTGGATCTTGGAGGATCTGCGGCTGTTGGAGCGGGAGTATTTGGTTGTTGCACGGGGGTGAAGGGCCTCCATGAGGGCCGATGCTGTTGATGTAGCTTCCTGTTGACGCCCGAGGGCCAGAGGCAGGCGTTTCAACTCTCCCGGTCCAACCCAGGCGAGCCCGTTTCTAGCGGGGGAATCTGGCGCAGGCCAAGTTCCAGCAGGAAGACGCCCAAGCTGGAGACAGTGCGCCCTTCAAGCTTTGCGCGACGCTTGAGGGCGTCAGCAAGGCCTGTGGGGAGAACGAACTGCAGCCGAACACCTTCTGCCATAGTCGGATTGTAGTATGATCTGAGTCAGATGCGTGGGCGTTGTGCGCACACTTGAGTTCAGACTATACCCGACCCGCTCGCAGGAGCAGCAGCTAGACGCTTGGCTCCTGCTCAACCGCCGAGTCTGGAACTACGGCCTAGTGCTGCTCCAAGAGCTGGCGGCATTCAGCCACTACAACAAGGGAGACAAGGCCATGGCGCCCTGCTGCCCGGTGCCGTGGGAGTACCGCTGGCAGAAGGCCGACGACGGCAGCTGGCAGGGCATCCCGTACAGCAGCATCAGGCGGCATCGCCGGGCGGGCCTGAGCTGCCCGATCCCGCAAGATTATCGGCAGCCACGGCTGAGCAATGACAGCTATTTCAGCCTGGCGTCGTTCTTTGCAAAGAAGAACCACCCCAACTGGCCAGAACTGCAGGGCTGCCCGAACAACTTACTGCGCGGCACGTTGAAGGCATTGGCCACTTCGTGGACTGAGTATCGCAAGGGCAAGCGGAAGATGCCCAAGTTCAAGTCTGAGCGCTTTCCGATCACCACCCTGAGCGACCAGGACTGCAAGAGGACCATTGCGGTGCACGGCGACCGCGTGAAGCTGCCAGTGTTGGGAGAGGTTCGGATCAAGGGGAATCGCGATGGCCGGCGCTGGCCTGAAGGACTGGAGTGCTGCACGTTCAGGGTGAGCCGCGAGCCCTCCGGCTGGTACCTGCTGCTGGTGGGCGACGTGGCGGCGCGAAAGGTGCGCGAGACGGCGCTGGCGGTTGGCGTTGATGCTGGCGTCAAGCACACGCTTACCACCAGTAGCGGCAAGCACATCGACGGGCCAGCGGCACTGGCTGCTGGGCTGCGCAAGCTGAAGCGGCTGCAGCAGCAGATGGCACGGCAGCAGAAAGGCAGCGCGAACTGGCGCAAGACCGTGGCGAAGGTGGCGTTACTCCACGAACGGATCCGGCGCACGCGGAAGCTGTTCGCTCACAAGACCACCACCTACCTGCTGCGCACCTACGGAACGGTGGTGATCGAGGATCTGAAGCTGGCCAACATGGTGCGACGGCCAGCGCCCAAGCCAAATGAAGACGGCACCGGGTACGTGTCGAACAACGCAGCGGCGAAAGGTGGCCTGAATCGCTCCCTGCTCGACGCAGGCATTGGGGGCCTCTACACGATGCTGGAGGCAAAAGCGGCCGACCTGGGCCGCACGGTGGAGCGCGTGAATCCTGCCAACACCAGCAGGGGGTGCCCTGCCTGTGGCGTGGTTGACCCTGCCAGCCGCCTAAGCCAGGAGCTGTTCAGGTGCACCAGTTGCGGGCACACGATGAACGCGGACCACAACGCAGCGGTGAACATCCTGGCCTGATGCGCAGATCCCGTTGGCACCGGCACCGCTGGCGCTGACTGGTGAGCATCAGATGGAACTGACGACTTGCCACGTCGTCGAGCTGCCCCTGCGGCCGCAGCAGGCATCAAAACGAAAACAAGTCAGCGGATCAGCGTCACAGCTGGGGCTGTTTGCTGTATGATCTGGGGACGGTCGCCGGTGTTGGAGCTGGAGACCCTAAACGCCTGCCCTTGGCCGCTTGCGGTGTCAGCAGGAAGTCACTCAGGTGACATCGGCTCCCATGGGGAGCCCTCCCACACACACTTCACGGG